GAATTATTACGGATATTATAATATTGATAAAAGAACAATTCACGCAAGACCAGCCAATGCTGAGTTTGGCATTTACCCACTTCTGACATTGGTTCAGAAATAATTTTAGGGTGCTAGATTAATTTCTAGTACCCTATTTTTTTACGCTTGACGAAATATAAATAATTAGATATAATAATATTACCTAAAGCGAAAAGGTTAAAAAGAAAATATTGTTAAGGGCTAACGAGATAGTGGAAGAATAGTTTCTATGAAATAAAGATTTTATTAGAAATTTATAAGACAGGGTTTTATAAAAGTCTTATAAAAGTCTTATAAAAGTCTTATGAAAATTATTAGTATAAATCTGATATAGTATAAATGTCAGTTGTGGCAATGCTATAACTTGTGAGTTGAAACATATTTGTATTTGGTACGACCTAATAATTGGTTGCAAATGCAGAAAATAAGGGTGTGTCCGTTGTGGCATACCCTTATTTTTTTGCTAAAAATAGAAAAAATGAAACAAAAAGCAGGGCATTAAAATAATACCCTGCTTTCATTTTTTTACAAATTGTAAAGTCTATTGTTTAAATATTCTCTGCCACATCTCATAGGAGGGAGAACACTTTCCATTACGCCAGTTTTTTATTGTTGTAATACTAACATTGCATATCTTAGCCAATTTGCGTATAGATAGATTGTGCAATTCCATATAGGAGCAAACTTTTTCCTTTGAGTGTGTTTTAAAGGACAAATAATCATTCATAAGATTTATGTTTAGTACATCAGATATTTTTTTCAAAGTATCAAAGTTTTTATATTGATCCTTTACTTCGTCACGTTCATACTTGATGTAATTATCATAACTCAATCCTGTTAGTTTACATATTTCAGTTGTAGATAAACCATTATTTATCCTTGCTTTTGCGATGCGGGTAACAAGCCTGTGATTATCGTTTCCACGATTCTTCAACTGCAACTGCTGTTGACACATGGCGGAAATGATTTTCTTAGGTATTTCAATTGGCTTATTCTGATAATTCTGAAATACCTTTAATAAAAATATTGATATTCTTGCCGTCCCAAACTATCCTATCAACTATCTCTTTAACAAACCCTCTTTTTTCTACAATAGTTAATTTGTCAAAATTTTCTTTAAGATATGCCATAGCATCTGTTAAGCTGTTTAACCTATCACTCATCTTTGCTTGAACAATATTGGTATCTTGCAACTCGTCAATTCTTTTTTGAGCTATTTTATTTTGATTTAATAACTCATTTATTTTCTGATTGTAAACTTCAACCACTTGTTCTGGCGTATCATTTTCAATAGATAGAGCCACGATATTCATAAATTTATTCACCGTGTTCTTATTAGTTTCTATTTGCTTTTTTAAACGTCCAATTTGTTTTTGCAAATCATTGTCAATATTTGCAACTTGTTCTTTTAGATTTTGAATTTGTGAATCAACAACGCCATCTTTTATATCGAAAGAAAATAACTCGTTCAAGATTATTTTGTCTAATTCGTCTGCATTGATGTTAGAATTATTGCACTCAGTTATTTTTTTATCCATTTTGTTTTCACAAATATAAAAGGTATTTCCCGATGGATATTTTTTTGGTCGCATATAAGCTCCGCATGAACAGAACAGTACGCCCGATAAAAGTGAAGTGTTGCTAGTGGAACGTCTTTCGTTTGCCTTCCCACCGAAACCATCTTTTGAATTTGCCTTTAATTGTTGCTGAATAGCCACCCATTCTTTGCCTGCCAAAATTCCTTGGTGTTCTGATATAGTAATAATCCATCGATCATATGATTGCATTTCTCTTTTTTGTCCTGAAAACCTATTATACGGATAAATGCCTTTCTTACCATTGCAATCGTCAAGTGTAAAACAAACATTACAGCCTAACTCAGTGAAATAATTTAGGCTATCAATATCCGCAATGCAGTAGATTGGATTGGTTAAAATGCGTTTTACATTAGATTTATGCCAATAGTTATTTTTTTGAGTTTTATAACCATTCACAAACAAATATGTTTCTACTCCGTTAATGCTACCAAGCTGTTTATATTTACTAAAAATTATATTTACCAAATCTATTTGACTTTCATCAATGATAAGTTCAAAATGTGTCCGTTTACCATTTGTAACTTCAATGGATTTATAGCCTAATGGTGTTGTTCCTCCGAGCCAATGACCTTCTTTCGCTAAAAGATACATATTATCTTTAATACGCTCTGCTATAGTTTCTCTTTCTAACTGTGCAAAAACCGCAGCTATGTTCATCATTGCACGTCCCATAGAATTACCTGTATCAAAATGTTCTTTTACGCATACAAATGACGTATTCTTTTTATTTAGTTTTTCAATTAAAGAAGCAAAGTCGCCTACATTACGGCTAATTCTGTCTAATCTATACACAACTATTAGATCAAATGGTATGACATTTTCTATTTCTATCATTTTTTTAAATTGTGGTCGGTCAAGATTTTTACCGCTAAAGCCTTCATCTTCAAATACTTGTATGGAATGTTCTTCGCCATTATAATTTGTAGCGATATAATCTCGACACATTTCAACTTGATTTCCAATACTTTCACCTTTGCCTGTAAATTTTGATTTTCTTGAATATATTGCTATTCTCATTTATATGTCTCCTTTTTGTAGATAGTCTTTCATTATAGCATATTTTCTGAAAAAAGTCAATAAATATAAAGGTGTCCGACAATATTTGCCATTGTCGGACACCTTTATATTTATGCTATTTTTTTTATCGTATCAATAATAACAGATGAATAATAATCATTGAATTTATCCATGTTGTTTGGATTATGTATAATGATATTTATTGGTATTTTCTTTTTACCTTTTGTTACCAAAGCTGTTTTGCTTTTTTTCATTTTTTTGAACATCACATTTCTCCCATAGGTAAACTCACATAATGGATTAATGATAACATGAATCCATTTTGACGTAAAGAAGTTCTGGAGTCTAGGATTGTATCTAATTTT